CGCTGGCTGTCCGTTATTTACTATTGTGATGTTTGGCATACCTCCGCCAGAAGATCCCGAGCTAGCTTTACCGAGGGGTATTACTTTTCCGCTTCCTCCCGTTGGCATTAAGTACTGTTCACCCGCCTCTTCGTAAATTTCAGGAATATTCAGCTCGTTAACTGGAGTTATCATTTGCGGCGAAGTTTGCCCGCCGTTTTGTCTACCTGAACCAGATAGCAAGGATTTTATTTGCGCACCCTGAGCAGCGGCACCAATCAACAAAGGAATGTTAGCAGGGAAGCCAGCTTCTGAAGCCTTAGCCATACTTACAGCGAGAGATACCGCAGCTTGAGCCGCAGCGAGCTTTTTGTTCTCACCTAATGCAGTTTGATTCAGTGCGCTAAGTGATTCCTGTGCCGTAGTTAATCCAGAAATACTTTCCTCAAACTGCTTTGTTTCAGCCAATTTTTTATCTGCTGCTGCACGCTTGGCAATTTCTACTTCTTTATCTGCTTGTTTTTGAAGCCCTGCAAGTCGATATTCGTTAACCTCGTCGAGAAGTAGTTTCTGCTCGTCAGCCGTCAATTGATCTTGAGCAAGAATAATATCGCGCTTCTCTTGTGCCAGTCGCTCGATTTCCTCAATCTCGGTTTCGTTGAGTTGGCGTATTTGCTCTAAATGCGCTTCTGCTAATTCATTTATCTTGCTTTGCTCTTCTTCGTTTATTCTATCAAGAATAGCGCTCTTTTCTTCTGCATCTAATTGTGTTTGCTCTGCAATAAAGTCGCGTCGCTCTTGTGCTATGCGTGCGATTTCTTCGCGCTCAGTTTCACCAAGTTGACGCAACTTTTCAATTTCGCTTTCTTCTTTCTTGCTTGCTACCCGTACTTTTTCCGGCTCTTCTGTATCAGCAGATGATGGCCCACCGGTAGATTCTGCTTTAATTATTATTCCACCGACAGTTTTTTCTATTCCTTTTAATACCTCTGATTCAGCAGTTAAGACTTTTACGCGCTCGTTGATAGCATCAATTTGCTCGCGCATCTTGCCTGCCATTGACTCACCATTAAATTGAGCGCCACTTTTTTGATACTTTAATTCAGCATCCATTAAAACTTTTCTTCGCTCAAGAATTTTATTTAATTCTTCAGCGTTTTTGCGCTGCTCTTCTGAGCCCTCGGCAAGTTGCTTGTTTAATCTTTCCTGCTGAGCATCAAGCTTTTCTCCGCGATCATAAAGCGTGTTTCTAGCTTTTATAAGTGTCGTGAACTGAGTTATTGTTTTACTAATTGTCCCAGAAAAATCAAGGTCACTATCTATATTTTTTATTGCAACGGCTAGATTGTTTTTTAGCGCTTGAGTTGCCATTTGAATGGAAACAGGCATGTTTGCAAATTCAGCATCAACATCAGCCGCGCTAGCTTGTATTGCGTCAAGCATTGCAGTTGATGTGATTTTACCGTCAAGCATTTCCTTACGGAATTCACCCATCGTTACGCCCATCTCATCAGCCATACGCTTGATAATTTCTGGGGCTTGCTCAACGATTGAGTTATATTCTTCCGCTCTTAGTATGCCGCCTGCGAATGATTGTGATAGTTGACGTAAGGCGTTACTAAGCTCTTCGCCAGACGATCCGCCGATAGCGCCCATTTTCGATAATGTATCAGTAAGATCTAAAATATCTTGATTTGATGCGCCTATCTCATCACGTATTAATGAGAATCTTTGAAAAACTCCAACAACATCATTAACCTCAGCGCCAACGCTGGAAGCGGTTGCAACCAATGAGTTCATGGCATCACCAGCGCTTTCCGCATCACCCGTAAAGCGAACCAAGCGACGCTCTAAAACCTGCATATTGTCAGCTATTAAAAGAACTCGGCGCGCTGCATCAACAGATATAGCGGCGGCAATCGTTACGCCCACACGACGAAATGCGGTATTCATTGCGTTTGATGTTCGCGTAACTTCTGTTTCAGCCTGCCGAAGTGGCGCCGTATTTGCGCCTATATCTACTGATAGCGTTCCGAGTCTTAGCGCCATTAATGCATATGCTCCGGTTTGATTTTAGCGTACATATCGTCTAAATCTTCTACTGTTGTTTCGCGTTTATCTTCGTCTATTCCGTTTCTTATACAATAAACCGCGCGCATATCTTGAAAGTCAAACATGCTAGCGTCATAGAAATCATTGCTTGAGCCATCCATAAGCAGCCAACTTTTCTTAAACTCATTGATGGGGAACCGGTTATTGTCTCCAGAGCGCTTTTTACTTTCTCCTTTCGCTCTATTGACGACTTTTTTACATCACCTATCATTGCGTGCGTAAGCATCATAGACGCCATTATTCCGCATTCCTGTAAGCCGTACCGAGTTATTAAATCTTCTGAGTAGTCTTTTTTGTTTTCTATTTCTTCACCCATAGCGCAAATCAAAATATTTCTAATCTTTGCCGGTGGCAGCATTCCGCTTGCTAACTCAGAATACAAAATAGAAACATCAGTACCATGAGAATTTACCGCTTCAAGAAAACCAAAATCGGCAACAAGAACAATTTCCTTGTTGCCGTCTTTGAAAACCTCTTGATTAGGTTTACGTTTGGCCATTAAATATCACCGCTAAACGCAACAGTACCCTTGTTTTGTAGCGTTGCAGTGAACTCGACAAGAGATACCTGCTCTGCTGTTTTTGCGTATGAAGTGAATGTAAAGCAGCCTTCAATGTACCCATCTGTAAGTGTGTTTAAAAGCTTACATTTAGCGCATGGGGTTGCAGATGTGACAATGTCAATTAATCGAGTTACGCCAGCAATTGGATACGTTGAAACTGTACCCGTTCGTTTATCGGCTTTACCAGACAAATTGAGCGTGGTTGTAGAATAGCCGGTATATTGTGATTCTGTGTTGTTGTCTACAGCTAAAGAGCTGGTAGAATCCGCAACAGGGTTATCACGTGTATACGATAAAGATGTAGTACCTACAATTTCGTAAACCGGTGTCTCATCTTCGCTCTCGATAAGCAAGATGTAGTTACCGCCAATTTCTGTGTTGTTTTCGCAAGTCATAAAAACCTCTTAAATTACATTAATTAATAAAACAATTATCGCACAATTAATACGCATTGAATTAAAGCGCGTTTCTATATGATCTAAAATTCATCGAGTAAATAAAACAGCTATTTTCATCTTTACCGATAGAAGCTAAATTGCTTGTAGGTTCAAAGCCTTGATAGTTAGTATCGTTAATGCAAGCACTATAACCAAGCCCACACAAGTACGTATAAACCTGTTTTGCAATAGTGTATACGTCCATATCGGATTCAGTTAAATCGCCGCGCACAAGAACTTGAAAGTCGATAATCTCATAAACATTTTTAAGGTCGGATGCAGGCCCACCGCTTCCAAGTATTAAGATTTGCTTGTACTTGCTGCCCCATTCAGCACCAAAAATATCAGCAGATTCAAAACCTACAGCTATTAATAATTCTCTTATATCAACGTAAATAGGATTCATACGTGCGCATTCCGTCTAATAAGCTCAAGAATAAAATTGTAATTATCTTTTACTGGCTTTTCTAAAAACTTTGGGCCAGTACCGGCTTTGCTGTAATTATACGTTTCGGGCATTTCATGAACAAAGGGCGCGTACTTTGCTGTATAGCCAATTCTAACTACGGGGCCGCTAGATGTATTCGCGGTTTGATAATATGCGGAATTAATCAATACGCCTTTATCTTGAGGCACCATTTCAACGGACTCACCTTTTATGAACAAACCGACTTTACCAAGACCTGTAAGCGTTCGATTTTCAATACCTTGAATCTCGCGATTTAGATTTCTAAGTACGTCCTGTAATCCGTTAACACTGGAAGTCATACCCACCCCTTACGCATGTTTGTATATGAGGGTGTAGCGCTAAATGCCATAACCTCGTTAGCGCCCTGTATCGGCTTAGGCTCTGCTGACTCGCCAAAAAATACGAATGAGTCTAAACCGATTCTCGTATCTTCAAAATAAAATACAGCTTTGCTTATTGATTGATTGCCGCGCTTGTCAGTGAACTTTTCCTGTTTGTCAGCGTGTCGAGAGTCAACGACAAAAGCCGTATACGTTGAATTCCCGTAAGCGTCTTTCTCTGCATTCCATACTGTTAATTTTTCGGGTAAATCAAACATTACCAAAATACCAATTCTTGATTATGTGATGATACATACTTAAACGTATCGCTTGATCGTTGCTCAAGTTTACCGCACTCAAGCTCAACTACGTATTTTTTTGATACTCGGTTTAAGCAGCGAAAAGACCGGACTATTTTATCCTCATCGGCGACGAAAACACCGTTTAATTTTGAGGATTTTGGAATTGATATTTTAATGTCTGAATAGGTTTGATAGGGCGTACTAGCTAGTACATCCATCACCATTTTGATAAATGGGTCTATTGACGATTCAGGAATTAAAGCAATCTCGAATATTTTATTTATATTTCTGAAGTCTAGAACTCTGAAGTCGTCCGCGATATCTATCATCACTATCCAAAAAAGCAGATTGATGCGGGAGTTTTTCCAGCGTTGGCAAGACAGCCGCCGGACATTTCGTTTGCAGTTTCGCCATAATTTGACGACATAATACCCGTTCCAGTTGCTGTTGCCGTGGCCCAAGTGATAGAGTAATTTTCGAATTTCTCGCTTTTAGCTGTGCGCGATTGTTTGCCGATATTCGACGAAGTAAGAAGATGCGCAGCTAAGTACATTTGCACGTATGTAAGACATGAATCATCAACGCCTTGGTTTGTCATGCAAGTCATAACTCGCGCCATTACACAAGCTGCTGAGCTTATGAAAGGCGCGATTGCGGAGTCGTCAAGCGTTGAGCCTGTGATCTCTTTTACTTGATCGACTGTTGCCGGTGTATAACTCATTTAGTTAACGCCGCTTTTAAACGCTTATTTTCTTCAAATAATGCCATGTTTGTTTTCTTTGCTTCAGCAAGGCTAGCTTGAAGCGCTGTTATCTGTTCTGCTAATTTTGCAGTATCAGAGCCTTTATTTGATACTTTCTTTGCTGATTCAATTTCGCTTTTTAACTTAACTTTACCTAAACGTTTTTTTGCTTGCTCATCAGTCAATTCAACTTCAGAGCCAACAGTTAAATAATCACCGCCAACCTTAATCGGCGCTGCTTTATCTTCTGTAACTATATATAACTTTGTCATACTGAGGTCTCAATAAAGCGGCCCGAAGACCGCTACAAAGGATTAAGAGGTGGTTAAGTGGCGAATGCCGGTATTACCTTTCGCGTCAACTTTAATCTGCGCAACCATCGCGGCATACGTAGTTAAAACTGTTGAGGACATCGGATTAGTCTTCAAATGCGGGATAGTGATAATATCAGAAGCGACGGCCATCTGAACTGTACGATCTTGCATCTCAACCAACATTACAGATTTAGCAGCCATTTTTTCAGCTGGCTTAATTTCTTTAAGTTGAGGGATTTGCAATAAACGCATATAAACAGACTTTTCGCTATCTGCTTTGTAGTCGTTTTGAAGAACAGGCCATATATCGTTAGACACATACATAACAACAGAATCGTTAGCTACGCCGCCCTGAGTTGACCACATTTTGCCAATTTCAGAAACCGCTTCTGGAACAATTTCTTCGATATTAGCAATTGCAGACCAATCCGAAATAGTACCTTGGCCACGCTTGGGGTGGTTAGTGTAACCGTAAATCGGATTGGCTTTACCGGCAAAGTTAACTGATATTTTAGAGTTACCGTTGAACAAAGTATTCTCTAAACGCTCAGATACTTGACGAACGGATTCACTTAAGCCTAATGAACGCTTATAGTCGAATCCCTCTTGACGCCACGGCACAGAGAACGACAAATGAGTGATAGGGTTAGGCACGTACTCTTGACCAAAGACACTATCGTTATTGCCGCTAACGTTCGGATTCATTTCTTGCTTAGCTTCTGAAAACTCGTTAATAGTTTCAAAACCAATAAGCTCTTTCGAAATTGACTCACTAAAAGTAAGGCCAGCGCTCATAAGATCCGCGATACCGTTCAATGAACGACGACGAACCTCAACGATCTTATCTTGAATCACCATAAAATCTTCGTGACGAACAGTGCCAGACGCGTTTGTTAAAAACTTAACGGCAGATTTCTTTTCGATAATCTTTCCGTCAGCATTAACAACAACGTATTTTTCAAGACCATTCTTTTCAAAAACAGCGGCGTGAATTTTGTCGTACTCTTCACGATGAAAAGAAGCGTTGGCAATAACAGCGGCATGATCGTTACGCTCTAAGCCGCCAGTGGTAAAAATTTGATTTAATGTAGACATTTAAATTCCCCTTAAGCTGCAATTACAGCGATTCGTACAGCGTCATCGCCGCCAGAGTTGTCAACTGCTTCGCCAGCATAAGCAACGATTGAGTCACGAGAAGTGTTTGCTGTAGCTGCTGCTGTAGCAACTTTACGCAAAGTACCATCACCAGCCGACTCCAGCGGATCACCTTCAGCTATAGCGCTTGCGCCATCAGCAACGAAAGCGTTAATTTCTTGACCGGAACTAAAAGTACCGTAACGCACAAGATCACCAACTGCGTAAACCGTATCAATAGTGCCGCCGGTGCAGATATTGGGCAAAGCAAACATTTTAGATGCAGTACCGGCAGCGGTTGAATGCTCTTGAACTTCACCAGAAGCAATTTCTAAAAGCATGCCTGGAACAATAGCAGTGCCAGAAGCCGCAGCTTTTTCAGAGTGGATTGATTGACCAGCTAAGCCAGCCGTTAATTCGATTACTTGAGGGGCCATAGCCATAATTAGTACTCCACCTTGCGAACGCCTTCTGAGCGATCGTTATTAGTTACTGTTTGAAGGTTGGCGCCATAATTTTGAGTAGGAGCCAAACTGTTATGCAATGCATCAATACCAGCGTCAGACATCTTTAAAACGTCGTCTTTAGCCATTTTACAATGATTAACGATAGTATCAACTTTCTTATTTTTGTCTTCGTCAGCCTTCGCTTTGAACTTCATGAAAGCTTCTTTATTGGCAACGAAAGCAGCAAAGCCTTCTTTGTCGAAGTCGGCACTATTAACAGTCAAGCCAGCTTTTTCAATTACTGCTTGTGCTGCCTCTACGCCCACTTCTTTCTCTACTGCGTTTACGTGCAAAGCATTAACAAGGGCATCCAAAGGCATAGCGTGCAAGCTATCTTTATCGGCCACCGTAAATTTATTTGACGCATTGCAGATAATAGCTGTTACTAGCTCGCCTTTATCCATTGGTACTACCTCTTTGTTTATGCCGTTATCGGCGTTTGTTGAAACTGCATTACATATTACTAGATCAGAGTTGACAGTATACGTGTTTTCGCCCGCCGGTGGTTCGCGTAACAGAATGGCTAGGTGGTTGAATACGCCCTCAACGATTTTTGATGAGTATTCGCGGGCTTTGGCAACGCCTTTTTCCGCAACTATTTTAGCGTTAGTTAAGCCAGTGCTAACCGCTACTTTTCTCAATTCTATTAATAAGCTCTTTACCGTCGGCAGTCTTCTCAGCCGTCTCAATATCGACATAAAGGTCTGCGACAAGATTGCTATTCTCGATGCGGCAATTATCAACAAATGCACCAATACCATTTGCATTCTGCGCTAACGGATCACTTGCGCTTACATGCTCACCACCGACTTGAGGATGGCTTGTTGGCGCCGGCTTACGATTAAGCGAGCTCAAGTTGTTGCGCAAAAAATCTTCTGTATAAAGAATGTTATTCATTACAGAATCACACTCAGCAGCAATAACAGTAGTAACGATATGTGGTCTATTGTTCAAAACTACGCGCTTAAACGCACCGCTTGAACGGCTATTAATGTATATATCCATAACTTACCCACTTATGACTAATGCGTATCATTATATGCTTATTTATACTTATTGCAAAACAGTAGAAATACTTTGAAAATATACTTGCATTGTTTCGCGGGTTTGCTAGAATAAACACATCGAAGCAAAACACACAAACAAAGCGAGAAAATTATGAACATTTACTCAGTAGTAGCAGTATCAAACAGCGTTGAATTCACTGGCGAGTGCGTATCTTTCGAGTCTTTGAATGCTGGCGACTCATCAATAGTTGAACATCATGACTGCAACGGAAATACAGTAAATACAAAAGCAGAAATCAAAGAAATACTTTCTGAAGATTTAATGTAAATAAAATTTGAAAAGTCACGGATGACTACTACACTTAATATAATTACAACGAACTGAGATATAAATCATGAGAGACGCAATTTTAACAGTAGTACGAACTTCATTAGCTTCAGTAGAGTTAAAGCTTTCTAAAATGATTGGTGATAACTTTGAAGAAACTCGTGTTCACTATGAAATTCACGCTTTCGCTCTTAACGTATTTATAGAAAAATTTGGAGCTTATATTGATTCGCAAAAAGAAGAAGTGGTTAAGCGTAACTACAGCAAACTGTGCGCCCAATCCGCTAATCACGTAAGAGAACTCGAAGACGTGTTTGACTGGAACGATTACAATGAAAAACTAGTTGCTGCATTTAACTCAAAGAAATAAAGGTAATATCATGATTACAATTAAAAAAACA